CCCGCAACGTCTGTTGTTGAAATAGCATCACCATAATGGTGACGCGCTCCTCGGTACTCAAGTGTTTGTATTGGGTAGACATGGCAACACCTTACATCAGGTGTTGCACTTGTTCCTTGAGACCGCCAGGACTATCAAGCACTAGGTGATCCTGATGTGTTGGCAATCAACAGTCTTGCTCAGAAGCAACTCAAAACCATCACTGACAATCAAAGACAAACCGAACTATTAAGCCAGCTAACCAAAACGCCAGCCTCCAATCTAGAAGACCGCGCAAAAATCTATCAGGAGCTGAGCCTTCTCGCGCCTGCCAATACCGAGTTTAAACGGCAGGCTTCTACGCTCTCCGAACAAGTTGCGCAATTAGCTGCTAAGAAAAAAGCGGCTGAGGTCGCTGAAGCAGAACTCCAGTACCGACGTTCCCAAGGTCTAGTTTGGAGCTACTCAAACTCTCAAGATGATATGTCTCAGAAGCTGATTTCTCGGGCACAACTCGACTCCACAAACAAACTGTCTTTCGCGTTCCCCTACGCCGATCCTCAGCGCGCAACTTTACAGCTTCGCAAACACCCACGCTGGGGGACTAATGTCATCCTTATGATTGAACGCGGCCAGTTCCTGTGTAATGACTATGATGGCTGCAGTGTTTTAGTGAGATTTGGTAATGGCAATCCACAGCGATTTTCTGCCACAGGCCCAAATGACAACAGCACAACCTACATTTTTATTCGCGACTATAAAAACTTCGTCAACCAACTCAAGAAAACCGACGAAGTCACTATTGAGGCAAGGTTTTATCAAGAAGGAAACCGCGCGATGAAATTTTCCACCGACGGGCTCAACTGGAATTAACAGGCATACATTACTACGCCTGACTTTAAGTAATGACATGCAGACTTTGTGTAGGCCAAAACCTTCTCAGGCCTAACGAAAACACTGCTTTCGAGACACGACTCCAACTATCCGAAAGAGGTAGCTGATTCTTATCAGCTACTTCACCCTATTGAACCTAAGATCACGTGTACAGCAAGAAATGTCTCATTTGCACTACGAGACACGACATCGATTACTTTTTCAAGTAACTCCAACTCATTCTCCTCAAGCTTTCTTCACTTAAGAACCACAGCAAGATCGATCTCAGCAATCATCTACCGCTGACCGAGCGGGTCGTGGTCGGCCAAGACGCACCTGGTAACACCACCGTCTTACACCCCTGCGACCCGCAGCGGGTCGCCAACTACCTTGACCCAGCACCGCGCCCCGGAAGCCTGGGCCTCGACAGTGAATGGATGATCCTGGATGGCCATGAACTGGACGCATAAAAGACTGGGCCGGTGTACTGCTCAGCAAACTGGAACCCGCTGTCTGGAGCAAACTCGCTCCTTCATTGGCGCAGAAACTGCGCCGCATCAACATCAGCGGGTCAAACAACAGCAAAATCCCGACGGCAGCCCATGTGCGGCGCGCAAGCCACGGGAGTTGCGAGGCAATAAAGAGTCAGGTCCGGATGTTCCAGAAATTGCCTGGGGCGCACTATCTGAATAGCAAGGGCTATGGGCAGTCCATGACCGTAGGGTTTGCAGGTTGAGTGGCGCGGATTGCTCGGGTGCATCAATACGGGTTGAAAAAACTGGCCGAGGCTGATGCCCCGGAGGTCAGGTATGAGCTGCGGCAAGTGTTAGGGTTTGCTAATGTTGACATGAATATCCTGCAAAACGAATCATTCGCACATCTAACAGGAAAATAAAAAAATAGCTTTCAAGGGACAAGGCCTTTCGATATTAGATCAAACGCTTTCTTTAACCCCTTATCCTTTAACTCAGCACGCGGAGACAAACCTTGAGCCTTATCAAAACTATTTCTCTCTAATTTCTCAAGCTCAAAATACTCATATGTAAACAACCCTTTACAACTATGATTGACCACTTCATATTTCACAACCATGGTTCGACCTCGCTGCACAGCAAGACGTATAAGATGAGAGTCATAGCGGTCTAAATTCGGATGAACAAACTTATAATATCTTGAGCGGAGAGCTCTTCTGGGCAAATTTTTGGACACTAAGAACCCTAAATCCGCACCTTTAATACTCATATTGCATCTCTTGCAACTAAGAGCAAGATTCTTCCCTGTAAACATATACTTTAGATATTCAGACTTTGGCAAAATATGCTCAATATCTAAAGCCATATTAAACTCACCATGCACATCCCGCATACAATAACAGCATGTATTGAAAGCTTTTATTTTTCCGAAATCCTTGATTTTAGCCTTCAGGGTTTTAAGCCTGGGATTCTCATCCCACGCTTTATGCCCTCGCGCACTAGCGTCGCGCATAGCGCTAATTTCAACAGGCGTAAACTTCGGTCTACTAGGCATCCGGCTTAACTCTCTTGACTTCAAGCATCAAACTAGAAATATCATCTAGAAACTTTATTTGCCGCTCATCGTAAATCCTATCCTTGTATATAGCTACTGTATCTAATGCCGAAGAAAGGCTAATACCACCTGAGCTAAGTGAATTTAAAGTCTTAACCATTTCATCAGACAAATATCTATTCTCCGGAGTAAGAACTCCAAACGCTTCAGCCAGTAACTCCTCATTATTACTGGACGATACCGAAACCTCGAACAAACCCCATGAAGCCTTCTTGAATACTCTCACCTTTTCATTTCCAAAAGGTATTATCAGTGGAGAATGCGTCGCAATTATTATTCTCGGCTCAAACCTGTAAAAAAGATCCAACACATTCGAAATGTATTGTTGCTGCCAGCGAGGATGCAAACTATTTTCTGGCTCATCAATAACTATCGCACAACCAACTTCAATGTGCGTGGACATATGAACCAACCCTGAAAGTATCATCAACTCTCCAGAGCTCGCTCCTGACAAAGGAATTACATTTCCATCCCGAAGCAATTCCAATCGTAGCCGTTTAATTAGGCCCAGCTTTTTCAAGCGCGCCTCACTATGCAGAAGATCGCGCAACCTCTCCCCCTCAGTTGAACTACTGTATGAAGCGGTTAAATCAAATTCATATACCCCTTCTTTTTGCGAATAGCCATCCCGATTAAAATCGAGTTTCGTTTTCAGAATATTTGCCGCGCCAACCATTTCTATCGAATATAAATTTTCCGAATACTTACTTATATCATCTTCATCTCCAAAACCCTCTACAACCACCCTAATAATGGGCTCATACTTAGTATAAATAAGTGCACGAACCAAACCAGTGAATCCAACTTGATTTTTCCGAGGGCCATAAGCTAGCGCTTTTTTTATAGTCTTCTCTACGACATTTTTACCTTGGCGCCCCCCCAGAAAATTAAAAAACTTACTTTTAACTTTAAACTTATCATAAATCGAAGTTGCCATGGCAATGACTGGCACTCCTTCACGTACAAATCCAGCAGCCAGGGTGTTCAGGTACTCACTTTTCCCGCAGCCATTCTCACCAATTACTATATTTACCGACCCCAAAGAACTCAAACTAGAAGTCAAATCATCCATACACACCGAAGCCTCAAAACAAAAAACCAAATATTTAAAAATCAACAAACCAAGAAGCAAGCACTACGCAATTCTATATTGTAGCCGCTTCATTTACACACCATAAGCGCTACTGACTGAGGCACTTTAAGCTCAGTATCACACCATGAACACCCTCCCCGCCCTCTCCCGCCTGCTCGAAAACCTCATCCGCTTCGGCACCATTGCCGAAACCCAGATGAGGCCACCCCGTGTGCGTGTCAAAACCGGCGGGGTGCTGACCGCCTGGCTACCCTGGATCGCCCTGCGCGCCGGGGCCGATACGGACTGGGACCCACCCACCGTCGATGAGCAAGTCATCCTGTTCAGCCCCTCTGGCCAACTCGCCAACGGCATCGCCCTCACCGGCATCTACAGCACCGCGAACCCGGCCAACGGCGAGCGCGAAGGCTTGCACCGCCGCAGTTACCGCGACGGCACTGTGATCGAGTACGACAGCGTGGCCCACCATTTAAATGCGGTGCTGGCCGACGGCGGCACCACCAATCTGATCTGCACCGGTGGCATCTCCATCGTCGGCCCCATTACCCATCAGGGCGATTACACCCAAACCGGCAATCAAACCGTCACGGGCACAGTCACCGTTTCAGTGGATGTGGTGGCCGCCGGCATCAGCCTGGTCAAGCACACCCACGGTGGCGTGATGAAAGGCAATGCTCAAACGGAGGTGCCTAAGTGAACCGCGAAACGGGCGCCGCAATCGGTACGCTCGAGCATATCGGCCAGTCCATCAGCGATATCCTCACCACCCGCCTCGGCACCCGTGTAATGCGCCGTGAATACGGCAGCCTGCTACCCGAGCTGGTGGACCAACCGTTTAACGACACCACGCGCTTGCGGGTGTATGCCGCCAGTGTGATGGCGATCATGCGTTGGGAGCCCCGTGTCAGCCTTACCCGTATTCAGCTCCAAGGGGCCAGCTTACAGGGCCAGGTGGTGATGGATATCGAGGGCCGCGTTCTCGATCGCAATCAGGCGCTAAGCATGAGCCTGCCCCTGCAGTTGGGCGGTGGTGCATGAATACCTTTACCGCCATCGATCTAAGGCTGCTGCCCGTGCCGCACATCGTGGAGCAGATCGATTACGAGCAGATTCTGGCCGAGCGCAAGGCGTTTATGGTCAGTCTGTGGCCCATTGAGCAGCAGGCCATGATTGCAGCGCGGCTCGCGCTGGAGTCGGAGCCGCTGACCAAGCTGCTGCAGGAGAACGCTTACCGTGAAACCCTGTGGCGCCAGCGGGTGAATGAGGCGGCGATGGCCAATATGTTGTCGCTGGCCATGGATCAGGATCTGGACAATCTGGCGGCCAATTTCAATGTGAAGCGCTTGATGATTCAGCACGCCGACCCGGCTGCCAACCCTCCTGTGCAACAGGTCATGGAGAGCAATGACAGCCTGCGCGAACGGGCGCAGATGGCCTGGGAGGGGCTGAGTACCGCCGGGCCGCGTAACAGTTACATCATTCATGCGCGGGCCGCTGATGGTCGGGTGGCCGATGCCACGGCGCAGAGTCCGAGCCCCGCGGTGGTTGTGGTGACGGTGCAGGCCGTGCTCGGTGATGGCAGTGCCGAACCGGCGCTGCTGGCCGTTGTTGAGGCGTACCTCAGTGATGAGGACCGGCGCCCGGTCGCCGATCGCCTGACGGTGCAAACCGCGCAGGTACTGAGCTACCCGGTCAACGCCAGGCTGTTACTGGCCACCCGCGGGCCCGAGACAGAGCCGGTCCTGGCTGCTGCCGAGAAACGCGTCCTTGCTTATGTGCATCAGCGCCGACGTTTGGGCATGCAGGTGTCGGAGTCCGCCTTGCATGCCGCTCTGCATGTAGAGGGCGTGCGCAAGGTCGAGCTGCTCAACTGGCTAGACATTAATGCCACACCCTATCAAGCACCCTACTGCACGGGCGTTACGTTGACGGTGGGGGTTGAAGCATGACCGGGCCGTCGTTGTTGCCGGGCAATGCCTGCGATCTGGAACGGCAAGCGGCGCAGGCCATGGCACAGATTCAGCGGGTGCCCATTCCGTTACGCCAGTTGTGGAACCCTAGCACCTGCCCCACGCCATTGCTGCCCTATCTGGCCTGGTCGTTGTCGGTCGATCGTTGGGACAGCGCCTGGCAGGAGAATACCAAGCGCGCCGCGATTCGTGCGTCATTCATTATCCATTCGCGCAAGGGCACCCTCGGTGCGCTGCGTCGAGTGGTGGAGCCCCTGGGTTATCTGATTGAGGTGGTCGAGTGGTGGGAAACCCGGCCCGAAGGCACCCCAGGGACGTTCGCGCTTGAGGTGGGTGTGCTGGACACCGGCATCACCGAGGCGATGTATCAGGAGCTGACCGCCCTGATCGATGACGCCAAGCCTGTGAGCCGGCACTTGACCGGGCTGGCCGTGAGCCTTGAAACCACCGGCCACCTCAACCTGTTCGCCTGCCTGTACGAGGGTGAAGTGATCGAGGTGTATCCCCCGGCCCAGCGCGATATCGACGTCAGCGGCCACTTCGGCCCGGCGGGCCGCGAACATCAAATCGAATACCTGGACCTGTACTCATGATCGATCACAACAGCCAGTTTATGGCCATCCTCACCGCCGTCGGCGAAGCCAAACAAGCCAATGCCGATGCCCTGGGCATCCCCTGGGCGTTTACGCAGATGGGCGTGGGCGATGCCAATGGCGCCGACCCGGTTCCCGAGCGCTCGCAAACCCGGCTGATCAACGAGCAGCGCCGGGCCCCGTTGAATCAGGTCAGGATCGACCCGAACAACAGCAACCTGATCATTGCCGAGCAAGTGATCCCGGAAAACGTCGGCGGCTGGTGGATTCGTGAACTCGGCCTGTATGACGCCGATAACGACCTGGTGGCGGTGGCCAATTGCGCGCCCAGTTTCAAACCCTTGCTCGCCCAGGGCAGCGGTAAAACCCAGGTGGTGCGCATTAACTTTATCGTCACCAGCGCGGCCAATGTCACCCTCAAGATCGACCCCAGCGTGGTGCTGGCCACCCGGCAATATGTGGACGGGCAGATCATCGAAGCCCTGCCGCCCACCCGTCCGGCGGGCTCCTATCAGAAGGTCACTATCAACGCGCGCGGCGTGGTGATCGCAGGCAGCAACCCGAGCACGCTGGCGGGCAACGGCATCACGGATGCCTATACCCGAACCGAAGCGGACGCGGCGGTAAGGGCTGCCATCCAGGGGCTGATCAGCGGCGCGCCCGGTGCGCTGGACACCCTCAAAGAACTGTCGGATGCCTTGGGCGGCGATGCGGATTTTGCCAACACCCTCATCAATGCACTGGCGGACAAAGCCCCGAAAGCCACCACCCTTGAGGGTTACGGCATTACCGACGGATTGCCTCTGCGCAATCCGCTGGGAGGTGGCAGTCTGGATCTGCATGGTGGGCAGTATGGGTTAGTGACCTCACTGTTTGAATCCTCGCTGGGGCAAAACTGCTATTGGAATGGCACCCACTGGCTGCGCCGTGACATTTTGGCCGCGGCGGTGTGCGTCTCAGTATTGGACGGCCAGGTCTATGTCCGCAAAGTCGCGGCCGGGGCCAACCCGATTGTCTGGGACTCAATCCCTGAACTGCTCGACACCTCAATGTCGGCCACACTGACGCAAGCGCAATCAGGCGCTGATGTCATGCGCTGGATGAACCCTTTGGCCGTGGCGCGTTATGTGGCAAAAGCGGTGGTGCAAGCCAGCGAAACGGTCATGGGGCTTGCTCGTGTGGCCACCCTCAATCAGGTCACCACGGGCACGGATGACACCACCCTGGTCACCCCCAAAAAGCTCAAGTGGGGCTTTTCATTCAGCCCGACGGCAAACGGTTACCTGTGCTTTCCCTCCTGGCTAGGCGGTTTTTTGCTGCAGTGGGGCCATGTTTACGAGTCCCAGAGCAGCACCGATTACCGAAGCTTTAACGTGCCGTTTCCCACCGCCTGCTTCGGCATGGTGATCAGCCTGGAAGCGGCGACAGTCGGTGGCCACGCAGCCAACCTGGGGCTTGTCACGCAAGTCACTGACCGCACGAAATTTCTTTGGTCGGTGGGTGGCAACCTGTTTGGCCAGGGTTACGGGTTTTATCTGGCATGGGGGCATTGAAGATGGTGAAGCGTTATTACTTACACTTGGCCGAAGACCGCCAGATCCTGTGCCGCTTCGATGGGGTGATCAACGGCAGCGACATCCCCGAGGTTGCCCAGCCCGTTTCGCGGCATATTTTTGAGCAGACCCTGGCCCGCCAACCGGGCGTGGCTTACCTGACGCGTGAGGGCAAGGTCGAGTTTCGTCCGGTGGACGGGCTGGTCGTGGATCAGCGAGCGGCCCGACATGAACGTGCCTGGCGCGATACCGAGATCGATGCACTGAAGTGGCTGCGCGAGCGCCACCGTGACGAACAGGGTCTGGGCATGGACACCACGCTGACCGGTGAGCAGTTCACGGGGCTGCTGACGTACCTGCAAGCCCTGCGCGGCTGGCCGCAGTCGCCTGTTTTTCCGGACGCGGCACAGCGGCCGGTGCCGCCGGGCTGGTTGGCCACGCAAAGCCTGTAAGCCCTTTGCCTACAAGCCCAGCCCCTCGCCCGATCGCCATGCGCGCGTCAGCCTGTGCCCTGTCATTCCATTGCGTAAGTACCCCCCATGGCCGACTACCTTCACGGGGTGCGGGTCCTCGAACTCAACGACGGCACCCGCCCTATCCGCACGATCCCCACCGCTGTGATTGGCATGGTGTGCACCGCCGAAGACGCGGACGCCGCATTCTTTCCGCTGGATACACCGGTTCTGATTACCCATTTACAAGCCGCTATCAGCAAAGCCGGGGCCACGGGTACCCTCGCCGCCAGCCTGCAAGCTATAGCCGACCAGACCCGGCCCTACACCATTGTGGTGAGGGTCCAGCAAGGTGCTGATGAGGCTACAACCACCAGTGCGCTGATCGGCACCACCACTGCTGAGGGCAAGTACACCGGCATGAAAGCCTTGCTCGCGGCCAAGGCCCGTCTGGGCATGGTGCCGCGCATTCTGGGTGTGCCTGGGCTGGACAGCCTGCCGGTGGCCACCGCATTGGCGAGCATTGCCCAGCAGTTGCGCGCCTTCGCCTATGTCAGCGCCTGGGACTGCAAAACCAAAGAGGAAGTGGTCGCCTACCGCGAGAACTTCGGCGCCCGTGAGTTCATGGTGATCTGGCCGGACTTTCTCAACTTCAACACTGCCACCCGCAAAACCTCCGTCGCATCTGCCGTAGCCCGCGCCCTGGGTTTGCGCGCCAAGATCGATCAGGAAGTGGGCTGGCACAAAACCCTGTCCAACGTCGCGGTCAACGGCGTAACCGGTATCAGCGCCGATGTGTTCTGGGATCTGCAAAACCCGGCCACCGACGCCAACTACCTCAACAGCAACGAAGTCACCACCCTGATCAATGAGGGCGGCTATCGCTTCTGGGGCAGCCGCACATGTTCCGACGACCCACTGTTTGCCTTTGAAAACTACACCCGCACCGCGCAAATCCTCGCTGACACCATCGCCGAAGCGCATAGGTGGGCGGTGGACAAACCCCTCCATGCCTCACTGGTGCGCGACATTGTTGAGGGTATCAATGCCAAGTTTCGCGAGCTGATTGCCCAGGGCTATTTGATCGGCGGCAGTTGCTGGTTCCCGGACGAGATCAACGACAAGGACACGCTCAAGGCCGGCAAGCTCTACCTCGATTACGACTACACCCCGGTGCCGCCGCTGGAAGACCTGACCTTGCGCCAGCGCATCACTGATCGTTACCTGATCGACTTCGCCAGCAAGATCAACGGTTAAACGGAGAGCATCCCCATGGCCCTGCCCCGCAAGCTGAAAAACATGAACCTGTTCAACGATGGCAACCGTTACACCGGTGTCGCCAAGTCGGTCACCTTGCCTGCCCTGGGCCGCAAGATGGAGGCCTATCGCGGCGGCGGCATGAATGGTCCGGTCAAGGTGGATTTGGGGTTTTCCGACGATGGCATTCAGTTTGAGTGGAAAACCGGCGGTCTGGATTTGATCTCGCTCAAACAGTTCGGCGCGGTGAGTGCTTCGGGCGTTGCCCTGCGTTTTTCAGGGTCTTTTGAACAGGACGACACGGGTGACGTCAGCGCTGTGGAGGTGGTGGTACGTGGTCGGCATGAGTCCATTGAGATGGGTGACGCGCAGCCTGGCGAAGACACCGAGCATGCCATGACCACCACCTGCACTTACTACAAGCTGACGGTAGACAACGAAGAGATCATCGAAATCGACCTGCTCAACTTTATCGAGAAGGTCGGCGGCGTGGACATGCTGGAGAAACAACGCTCAGCCATCGGCCTTTGATCCCGCGCGATCAACCACCCCACACATTCACCTTCAGGAGTTTGCCCCATGACCACCCAAGCCATCGCCGATCAGCCTGACGTTCAGCCACTGGCCGACGACAACACCGTGATCCTCGACACCCCCATCCGCCGTGGCACCACCCTCATCGATAGCATAACCCTGCGCAAACCCAACTCGGGCGAGCTGCGCGGCGTCAGCCTGGCCGAGCTGCTGCAGATGGACGTCAACAGTCTGATCAAGGTGGTTCCGCGTATCAGCAGCCCGACCCTCACCCCCCTTGAAGTCAGCGCCATGGACCCCGCCGATCTGTTTGCCCTTAGCACCAAGGTGACGGGTTTTTTGCTGCAGAAATCCCTGAAGACGGACGCATCCCTCGTTGCGTAGAGGACGCTATGGCGGACCTGGCTGTGGTTTTTCACTGGACCCCAGCGGATATGGATCAGTTGACCCTGCATGAGCTGATGGACTGGCGCGAACGCGCCAGGGTGCGGAGTTCCACCGATGGCCAATGATCTGCGAATTCGGGTGTTGCTCAACACTATCGACCGGGTGACAGCACCGCTTCGCAGTGTTCAGCGCCAATCCCGTGTTGCCGGGCAGGCGCTGAAAGCTGCCCGGGACAAGCTCAAAGCCCTCAATGACTCACAAAAGCAAATCAACGGTTTCCGGGAACTCAAGCAGGGTCTGAGTGCCACCCGATCCGAACTGCAAGCCGCCCAGCAGCGCACCCAAGCGCTGGGACGCGCACTGGCCCAAACGCAAAACCCGACACGGGCAATGACCCGGGAGTTTGAACATGCCAAACGGGCCATGCAGCAGCTCAAGCAGCAGGAAACCACGCAAACCCAACAACTCCAACTGTTGCGCCAGCGGTTGAACGCCGCCGGGATATCGACACGCTCACTGGGGGAGCATGAGCGACGCCTGCGTCAGGAGATTATCAATGCCAACCAGCAAATGGAGCGCCAGCGCAGACGCCTTGAAGAACTCACCCGCCAGCAACAGCGGCTGACGCGTGCTACTCAGGCGTATCAACGCCAGCAGCAGGCTACCGGCAGGATGGCGGGCAAAGGGGCGACAACGGCAGCCAGCGGTGGCGTAGCACTGTACGCCGGGGCAAGGATGCTCAAGCCAGGGGTTGAGTACGGTGCCCAAATGGGCGAACTGCAGGCCGTCACTCGGCTGAACAAAGACGATAATCGCTTCAAAGCACTCAGGCAGCAGGCCCGTGATCTTGGAGCCTCGACAGCCTTTAGTGCCACACAGGTCGGTGCGGGGCAAACCTTCCTTGCCCGTGCAGGATTCACGCCCCAAGCGATCACTGCCTCGATGCATGACGTGCTCGATCTTGCGCTGGCCAACGGTGTCGATCTGGCCCGCACAGCCGATATTACGTCGAATATCAGCAGTGCCTTCAAGATCAACCCCGAGATTGGCGGCAACATCACCCGAGTGACGGATGTGCTGTCCGCCGCTTCGTCCCGTGCCAACGTCAACCTCGAAATGCTCGGCGACACCATGAAATACATGGGTTCGGCAGAGGGGCTGGGACTGACGCTTGAACAGGCCGCGACCATGGCTGGTCTGTTGGGCAACATCGGCATCCAGGGCAGTCAGGCCGGTACGACGATGCGCGCCATGCTCAATCGTCTGACGGCACCGGCCAGTGCGGCAAAAAAATCAATCGCCGAGCTTGGCCTTGAGGTGGGCGATGCCAACGGCAACCTTCGCGCATTACCTGACATCCTTCAGGACGTGGCCAATGCCACCGCCAAGATGGGCAATATCGAACGCGCCGAACACCTGAAGGTTATTTTCGGCGAAGAAGCAGGCTCCGGCATGGCTGAGCTGATTAGCAAGCAAGGAGCAGGCACCCTGACAGCTCTGCTGGATGAACTGAAAAACGCCCAGGGTGAAAACGCCAAAATGGCACGCATCCGCGCAAACAATATCGACGGCGACCTGAAAGGCTTGCGCAGTGCCTGGGAGGACGTGGGCATCAGCATGACCGATGTGAACGAGGGGCCTATCAGGGATATGGTCAACAGCATGACGGACGTTGTTCGCAACGTAGGCCAGTGGATCAAGGCCAATCCCAAGCTCAGTGCAGGCCTGTTCAAGACCGCTACTATCGTTGCCGGCCTGATGATGGCAGTGGGCGGTCTGATGGTGACGGTTGCCGGTGTGTTGCTGCCCTTTATCACCCTGCGTCTGATGCTGGCTCAACTGGGCATCCGCCTGCCGGGGCTGATGGGTATGTTCGTGAACCTCGGAAAAGACGTGCTGCCGTTTGTGGGCAAGGCCCTGCTGTGGCTTGGGCGAGCACTGATGCTCAACCCCATCGTCATGGCTATCAGTGCCATCGCTGCCGCTGCTTACTTGATTTACGCCAACTGGGGTGCGGTCAAACGCTACTTCGCCAGCGCCTGGTCAGAAATCAGGGCAGGTTTTGACGAGGGTGTGGGCGGCATAGTTACGGTGCTGGTCAACTTCAACCCAGTTGGGCTGATGTACCAGGCCTTTGCGGGAGTGCTGAGTTATCTGGGTATCGACCTGCCCAAGCGCTTTACCGAGTTCGGCAACATGATCGTCAGTGGCCTGGTCAACGGGTTGTACGCCGGTCTGAGCAAGATCAAAACGGCCATCAACCATATTGGCGACTCGACCATTGCCTGGTTCAAGGAAAAACTCGATATCAACAGCCCGTCGCGGGTGTTTGCCGAGCTGGGCGGTTTCACCATGGACGGGTTGACGCACGGGCTGGAACGCGGCCAGAAAGGCCCGTTGGGTGCGCTGACCCACATCAGCAAGCAACTGACAGCGGCGGGCACCCTGGCCTTGGGCGCTACCGTCATGCCCGCACTGGCCGTGGATAATCGGGCGCCGATCGGCAATTCGCCATCGGCGGCGGTGTACGACAGCCACGACACTTACGAAATCACCCTTTCAACCGCGCCGGGTATGGATCTGCAGAGCATGGAAAAAAGTCTGCGCGCCCTGCTGATCCGCATCGAGAACGAAAAGAAGGCACGCCTGCGCAGCAGACTGTCTGATCTGGAGTAACGCCCCATGATGCTTGCCATCGGTATGTTTGTGTTCAGCCTCTCGACCCTGGTCTATCAAGAGCTGCAGCGCCAGACCGATTGGCGCCATGCGAGCAACAACCGCGTGGGCGCTGCCCCGGCGCGGCAGTTTGTGGGCCGTGGCGATGACGCTATCACCCTGCCCGGCCTCCTCTTCCCCGAGCTGGCGGGCACCCCGTTGAGCCTTGAAGCTCTGCGCCTGATGGCGAACACCGGCAAGGCCTGGCCCATGATCGAAGGCAGTGGTCGGATCTATGGGTTGTGGGTGATCGAGAGCCTGAGGGAAACCAGGACCCTATTTTTTCGCGACGGCACCCCACGGCGTATTGAATTCACCCTGAATCTCAAGCGTATCGACGATGATCAACTGGACCTGATCGGTGCCGCTACCCACGTAGGGGTGGGCGCATTGCGGGGTGTGCTGTGACAAGCGACGCCGGATACCCGACACCGGTGTTTCGCCTCATGGTCGAGGGTAACGATATTGCCCAACGTATCAGCCCGCGCCTGATCAGCCTGGAGCTGACTGATAACCCTGGGCTTGAGGCCGACCAGTTAAGCATCACCCTCAGTGATCACGACGGTATGCTCGCCATACCCGCCAAAGGCGCGAGGTTGCAGCTGTGGCTCGGCTGGAGCGACACCGGTCTGGTGGATAAAGGCAGTTATACGGTCGATGAAATCGAACACAGCGGCGCGCCGGATGTACTGAGTATTCGAGCCCGATCGGCAGATCTGCGCAAGGGCCTGAAAACCAAACGCGAGCGCAGCTGGAGCAACACCACCCTGGGCGAAGTGCTGGGCGATATCGCCACCGGCAACGGCCTGACGGCGACGGTGGCCAGTGGGCTTGGCGGGATGCCCATTCAGCAGCTCGACCAGGCCAATGAATCCGACGCCAACCTGATCAGCCGCCTGGGCGAAGCGTTCGACGCGGTGGCCAGCATCAAGGCGGGTTGCCTGTTGTGCCTGCCCGCAGGCGGTGGCAAGACCGTCAGTGGCCTGGAGCTGCCCCACATCACCCTCACCCGCGCCGATGGCGACCAGCACCGTTACCTGCAGGCTGACCGTAACAGCTACGACGGCGTGCGGGCGTATTACTACGACATCAATCGCGCCCAAAAGCAGGAGGCCATTGCCGGTGGTGGCGATAACCTCAAGGACCTGCGCCACAGTTATAGCGACCAACAGTCGGCATTACGCGCCGCCCGGGCGGCGTTCAAGCGCCTGCAACGGGGCAGTGCCACGCTCAGCTACACCCTGGCCAGGGGCCGGGCGGACTTGATTCCGGAGCTGACGTATACGCTCCAGGGCGTGAAGGCGGAAATCGACGCCATCATCTGGTACGGCGGCAACGTGCAACACCGCCTCACCGCCGATGGCGGCTACACCCTGAGCCTGGAGCTGGAAAGCACGTTACCGCAGGATGGGGTTGAGGATCTGGTTGAAGACCAGCAGGGAAATTGCACAGGGGTGATCGCGTATTACCGTGATCTGAAAACGGGCAGGCAACGATCAGTGACTGCGGGGGATCAGGCCAAACCGAGGCGGCTGCTGTACCTGTATGCCAGCAAGGAGACTGCCAAACGCGCGGTGGATCGGGAGTGGGCGCGGATACAATTGGTAACGGACTGACGGGTTTGCTGGCAACAGCCTAATCACATAAGCTATCAACCATGAATACACACCACTTGGAGGCAGTCATGGCCACCACCCATAAAGTCGAAAAGCCGCGTAAAAAGGTCATCAGCCACGAGCTGACTTACCTCGACGTGCGCAAAGCTGCCCGTGACGGGCAAAAGGCATTCGATGCATTCGTTCTTACCGGCAAACTGCCTGTAGCCCCCACTACTGACAAGTAGGTTCTGATGCCTGCTGTCAAAGTCTCGACACTTTTCAAAACGCTGGATGATTGGGAAAATTACGCCGCACACTTTT